GGTTCACGAACAACGCGGCGACCGTCCCCGAAGCGCGGGGCACGTCGGCGGGTACCGCATCGGGTGACGTCGCCGGCACGAAGCCGGAATCGTCGCTCGAATTCGAGCAGGTGACGGAGAACGTGAAGACGGTCGCGCATTGGATGCCGGCCACGAAGCGCGCCCTCTCCGACGCCGCACAGGTGCGGACGCTCATCGACAGTTTCCTCCGGTACGGGCTCGAAGAAGAACTCGAAGACCAGATCACCACGGGGAACGGTGTCGGTGAGAACTTCACCGGCATCCTCCACACCGACGGGCACCAGACCCTCGACCACTCGTCGCCCGCGCTGACCGGCGCGCTCGACGGTGCCGGCGGTTCGCTCGCCGGGGTGATCGCGTTGCGCGTCGCGAAGCGGCTCGTCCGGGTCAACGCCCGCGCCGTGCCCTCCGCGTTCGTGCTGAACCCGGCGGACAATGAGCGGATCGACCTGACCCGCGACGACATCGGCAACTTCTACTTCGGTGGTCCCGGGATCATGGGGACCGAAACGGCGTGGGGTTTGCCGCGAGTCGAGTCGGAGGCCGTCCCGGAGGGGACCGCCATTTGTGCCGACTGGCGTTGGGCGGTCCTGTGGGACCGTGAGCAAGCGTCGATCGCGGTGTCGGACTCGCACGCCGACTTCTTTGTCCGGAACCTCGTGGCGATCCTGTCGGAGCTCCGCGCGGCGTTCGGCATCTTGCGGCCGGCGGCGTTCGTCGTCATCGACATCGCGTCGGTGTTCGGCATTCACGGCTCCACGTAGACCGGACGAGCCGATAGGCTCCATCCTGTCGACGGTTCACTCGTGGGGAGTGGCGGTACCGGACCCCGGGGGGAAACTCCCGGGGTTCGGTCGCGAGTAGGGTCGGGTTCATGCGGATCGACGTTTTCCACCACTTCCCCACCCGGGACGCGCAACTCGACCGCATCGAACGGGCGCTCGCCCGACTCATCCACGAAGGGAACGAAATGGCACTCGACCTGTCCACTCTCACCGCCGACGTCACCGCCAACACCGACGCCGTGTCATCCGCGACCGTGTTGCTCGGCGAACTCGCCGACGAGCTCCGCGCCGCCGCTGGTGACCCGGCCGCGGTCGCCGCACTCGCCGACACCCTCGAAGCGAACACGGCGTCACTCGCCGCCGCGGTCGCGGCGAACACCCCGGCGGCGCCCGCCGCCTAACCTCGCGATCGCGAGCCATGCGCGGGACCGGGCCCGGGAACGACTCCAAGCGTTCCCGGGCCCATCCGCGCGCATGGTCAAACTCGTCGCCGGTGTCGCGCTGCTCGTGCTCGACGCCATCGTCATCGTCTACGCGCTCCGTCGCTAATCTTCCCCACCATGCCGACATCGAACCTCACCCTCGCCCCGAACATCATCGCGATGGCCGCGGAACACCACCCGTCCGACGTGCTCGACGTCGGTGTCGGACACGGGAAATACGGCGTCCTCGTCCGCGAGTACGTCCGTCCCGTGCGACTCGTCGGCATCGAAGCCGAACCGCGCTACCTCACGACGTTCCCGTGGCTCGAAACGATCTACGACGACGTGCTCGTCGGCGACGTGTGCGACTACTCCGACGAATTCCTCGCCGACTTCGACCTCGTGCTCATGATCGACGTGCTCGAACATCTCGACACCGCCGACGGCGCCGAACTCCTCGCGCGCATCCCCGGCCGCGTCATCATCTGCACGCCGGCGAACTACTTCCAAAACCCGGAACACGTCGAGTATCCGTCGGAGTCACACCGTTCCTTGTGGAGCGCGGAAGCGATCGCGGCGATTCGCCCGCTCGAAGTCGACGACGCGTTCGCCGCGACGATCGGTGGGGTACTCGTCCGCACCCGCCCGCTCTAACCGTGCGCCATCTCGCCATCGTCCACAAAGGCGCGCCGCTACACGGCGCCGGCGCCGAATGGATGCTGCACGAAATCTTCGCCGCGTTCGTCGCGCGCGGTGACACCGCCACCGTCGTCTTCCCCGGCGCCCCCACCTACCGGCTCGACGGTGTCGTCTACACGAGCTCGGACCGGATCGACCTCGCGGGGCTCGCCCGCGAGCATTCCGTCGTGTGGACCCATCTCGACAACACCCGCCAGGCGGTCGCGCTCGCCCGCGAAACTCACCGGCCACTCGTCCACGTCGTTCATAACGACCGGCAACTCCAATTTCACGAGGTACGACCCGCCGACGACGTGCTCGTGGTACCCAATAGCTATTGGATCGACGCGACGATCGCGCCCGACTATCGGCGCGTCGTGTGTCGGCCACCCGTCCCCGTGGCCCGGTATCAAATCCGGTATGAAATCCCACGCGATCGCGTGACGCTGGTGAACGTGACGCCGGCGAAAGGTTCCCGCGTGTTCGCCGACATCGCGAAGACGATGAGCGACCGACGGTTCCTCGGCGTGATCGGCGCGTATGGCATCCCCGACGTTCGTCGACTCCGCAAACTCCGCAATGTCGAGCTCGTCGCGAACACCCCCGACATCGTCGACGTGTACGCCCGGACCCGGGTGCTGCTCATGCCGTCGCTCTACGAATCGTGGGGCCGTGTCGCGATCGAAGCGGCGTGCTCCGGGATTCCGACCATCGCGGCGCGCACCCCCGGACTCGTCGAATCGCTCGGACTCGCCGGCATCTTCGCCAACCCTCAACGGGTCGGACAGTGGGTCGACGAGCTCCGTCGACTTGACGACCCGGCCGAGTACGCCGCGGCGTCCGGACGTTCCCGGGCCCGTGCCGACGAGCTCGCGTTCGTCGTCGCCGGCGACCTCGTGCGACTCCACCGGGCGGTCGCCGAACTCGAAGCCGCGTTGCCGTACGATTCCCCCATGCCGATCCTCGACTCCGTCCGCGCCGGGTTGCGGTGCCCGATTTGCGGTGCGGGTTCGTGCGCGTGTTCCCCGACCCCGGGTGACGTCCTGTCGAAAGCGGTGATTACCCGGCCGCAACTGTCGCAACCGGGCGACCCGACGAACGTCTACCGGACGTGGCGTGGCGACTTCCGTTACTCGGTTCCGCGCGCGCAAGTCGAAGGGCTCGAACCCGACGGGCCCGACATCCCGGCGAAGGTCCGGGCCGTCCTCGGCGACGACCTCGCCGGCGCCGTCGAACGGTCCTACGCCGGCGCGACCGATGACGCTCGACGCGTGTTCCTCGCCGAGCTCGCCGTCACGAAACCGCGCCATCTCGACGCCGACCGTGTCCACGAGCTCGTCACCGAACTCGACGCGGACCCCGCTCCCCCGCCGGCACCCGACCCGACCGACCCCGACGACGACGGGCGCCCGTCACCCGACGCCCGCGTCGGCGACTGGCTCGAATGGGTCGGGGACGACCCGGCCCGGGCCGCGATCGCGTTGGCATCCGAAACCGCGGGCCGTGGTCGGTCTACGCTGCTCGCCGAGCTCGAAAAACGATCGACCACCCCGGAGGCATAGGCCCATGTTCTCGACCCGCAAGGAATCGACCGACCCCGAAGTCGTCACGCCGGCGTTCGAGTCCGACGGGGAAGCCGCGGTGTTCGCCGCCGCGTCCGCCGCCGCGACCACGCTCGAAGGTTCGGTCGGTCCCGCCGGTGGTGCGAAGGCGGTCGACATCGCCGGCCACGTGAACCCGGACACGGGTGAGGCGTGGACGACGATCACCGTCCACGGGTTCGCGGTCTAGGCGCCGGCACCCCGCCCGCTCGGATCGAAGGGACTCACGTCATGCTCGAAGTGCAACGGATCGAAAGTCTTCGGGTGATCGAACACCCGCTCGACGTCACCGGGCTCCCGTTCTGGAAAGTCATGCGGCTACTCGAAGGCATCCGCGGCGGCGCCGGGTTCACCGACTCCGTCGAAACCGCGATGCTCGACCACTTCATGACCGACCCCGCGTACACACCGCCGACGACGTGGTACATGGGGATGAGCTCGACGACACCGACCGACGCCGGCGGGAACGTCACCGAACCGTCGGGTGGGAACTACGCCCGCGTCGGGACCGTCGCGGCGGACTGGTCCGCGGCGTCGGGTACGGCGCCGGCGGTGAAGACGAACACCGCGGTCCTCACGTTCGGTACGGCGTCCGCCGATTGGGTCGCCGCGGCGAACTTGACCTACTTCACGATGCACACGCTGGTAACGGCGGGCGCGGTCGGCGTGTTCGGTGCGATGGCGACCGCGAAGCCGGTGCTGAACGGTGACACGGCGTCGTTTGCGGCGTCGTCGCTCACGCTCCAACTCGGCGACCCCGGCGACACGTACTAGCCGGTGAGCTACGCCCGACTTCCACTGTCGGGCTCGACCGACGGCCGCGGCATCAAGGTCGCCGCGGTCGCGACCCCGGGCACGACGATTCATACCGCACAGGCGTCCGGGACGTTCGTCGATGTCGTCACCCTGTACGCGTACAACTCCGACATCGTCGACCACCGGCTCACCCTCGAATGGGGTGGGACGACCGCACCCGACGACAACCTCGTCTTCGACCTTCCGTCGAAGGCGACGGTGCCGATCGTCGTCGACCTCACGATCCGGAATTCGCTCGTGGTCAAAGCGTTCGCGGACCTTACGAACGTCGTCGTGATTTTCGGGTTCATCAATCGGGGTTCATAATGCCGTCGTCCGCGACGCGCCATCTCGGCAACCCGCGGGGGCCGATCCAGGGGCTTGCGTTCCCGCCGTCCTACCGGCCCGACGCTGTGCTCGTCGGCACGTGGTCATGGCAAGCCCTCGCCGACGACATCACCGGCATCTCGAACACGGGGCCGGGTGCCGCGGCATGGCCGATCGCGAACCTCGCGATCGCGTATCCGTTCGAGCTCACCGACTATTTCCCGTGCCGGAAAGTGTGGTGGGTGAACGGTGCCACCGTGGGAACCGATAGTGCCGATGTCGGCGTGTTTACCGAAGCGGGCGCGCGACTCGTGTCCGGGGGTGGGACGCTCATCGCGGGCGCGAGCATCGTGCAAGAAGTCGACGTGACCGACACTCTGCTCACTCCGGGCCGCTACTGGTGTGCGATGTCGGTCAGTGGGACGACCGCGACGCCGCAACGGTGGCAACCGTCGGTCGGTCAAGCGCGCGCGATGGGAGTCGCGCAAATGGCGACCGCGTATCCGCTCCCGTCGACGTTCACACCCGCCGCACTCGCGAGTACGGCGGTCCCGTTGTGCGGGATCGCGTCGCGGACGTTGGTCGCATGAGTCGACCCGTCGGAACCCGGGCGATCGCGACACCGCCGGTTCTCACCGCGGCGTCACGGTGCGCGCTTGGTTCCGCGTTGCGAATGGTGTCATCGGTGGGGACGGGCGCGTCGCCGTGGTCCGACGCGGCGAACGCGTTGCTGGCGTTTCCGTTCGTGCTCGAACGCGACACGACCTTCTATAAAGGGTTTTGGGTGAACGGCTCCGCGGCGGGCGGGAACTCCGAAGTCGGAATATGGGATGAGTCCTACAACAAACTTGTGACGACGGGTTCCGTCGTCGGGTCGGGGAACTCGGTCCCACAAGCGGCGGCGTTCGCGGCGGGCGCGACACCACGACTTCCACCCGGCCGGTATTACGCGGGGATGGCGCACAGCGCGACGACGACCGGGCAATTGTTCCGGTGGTCGAACACCGGAGCGAACGCGCTGTATCAGGCGTTCGGATGTTGGCGACAGGCGGGAATCACGCTCGGTTCCCTCGCCGCGACCGCGACCCCGGGCGCGATGACGAATATCGGGTTCCCGCTGTTCGGGCTCATCTCGCGTTCCGTCTTCGACGTCTAGGCGCGCGCCGTGGCGGGACTGTACGACCTCGACCCTGACGCCCAAATCATCGACGACTCGGCGGTCGGGTGGGATGACGCCGACAACGTCAGTCACGACCCGAATCCGGCGTTCGCCGGGAAGGCCGCGAGCTCGTCGAGCGCGAAGGCGACGACGGTCGTCCGGGCGCGCCCGTTCGCGGGGAAGTCGCCGGCGTCGAGCTCGGCGAAAGCGTCGATGGTCCGTCGGGCGCGTCCCGTCGCCGGGAAGGCGCCGACGTCGGACTCGGCGAAGGCACTCCGGGTCGTCGAAGCGAAGCGGTTCGCGGGGAAGTCCCCGACGGCATCGTCGGCGAAGGTGTCCCGGGCCGCGGTCGCGCGCTCGGTCGTCGGGAAGGTACCCGCCGCCGATGGTGCCACCGCGACCCGGATCGGGCGCCGGCGCCCGTTCGTCGGGAAGGCGCCGAGCTCGTCGTCGGCGAAGGGTTCGAGCATCGCCGGGGTTCCCCGCCGGTTCGCGGGACGAATCGCGGGCGCTACGTGGGCCCGTGCCGCGTTCGTCGTCGTTCGCCGCATGGTCGGGGCCGTTCCGAGCTCGGCGTCCGCTACGGCCACCAGGGTCGCCCGTGGGCGCCCGTTCACGGGGTCGCTCCCCGCCGCCGATGGCGCACGAGGCACGATTCGGCGTGGCGTCGGGTTCCGGGGCCGTGTCCCGGGGAGCACGAGCGCGCGCGGGGATGTCACCGTCGTCGCCGGCGGTGCCCTCGTCGACTTCGCCGGGAAAGCCGCGACCGCGAGCTCGGCCCGGGCCCGACTCGGCCGTCACCGGCCGATGGGCGGGCGCGCGAGCTCGTCGAGCTCGGCCCGGGCGGTATTCCGTCCCGCCCGTGGGTTCGCCGGCGTCGTCGTCGCCGCCGACGGAGCTCGTGGGCATCTCACCCGTCACGTCGGGTTCTCCGGGCGCGCTGGCGCCGCCGACGGAGCTCACGGTCAGGCGCACCGTGACCGCGGGTTCTCCGGGCGGGCACCCTCGTCGAGCTCGGCGCGGGCGACCCGACTCTCCGGGCGCGTCCTGTACGCCGGGAAGGCGCCCGCCGCCGCGTCCGCGCGCGCGTGGCTCCGGTCCGTTCCTAGCCTCGTCCCGCCATTCACCGCGGACGGTATTCCGTCCGACACCGGGACCGCCGGCGTCGACGAGCTCGTGACCGTGACCGGGCCGGCGCTGGTCACCGCCGCCGCCGGCGCCGGTGGGGCGACTTCCACGGCCGGGACCGACTCGCGGAGTACCGTTCGCGGATGACCGCGACGCCCGTCACCGCCACCGCCGGCGACACCCTCCCCATCCTCCGTCGGCAACTGCTCGACGACGGGAACCCCATCGACCTGACCACCGCGACCGGGGTGCGGCTATTCGCCCGTGACGTGCTCGGCCGTGTCGTCGTGAACGGCGCCGCTTGCACCATCGCCACCCCGAAGACGGAAGGCCGGGTGACGTTCGCCCCCGGCTCGACACCCCCGGGCCGCTACCTCGCTCAATTCGTCATCGCGTTCGATGGTGACACCCTCTCCGTCCCCAACGGCGACGGCTACGTCCTGCTCGACATCGGCGCGAACCCCGCCGACGACGGACCGACGTCCGGGACGCTCGTGCATCCCCGATCCCTCGCCCTCTGGCTCCGCGACCCGACGATCGAAACCGACCCGTCGGCGCTCTACTTCCTCGAACAGTCGTCGAACCTCGTCCGGAACGAAATCGGGCAACGGCTCGACTACGTCGCCGAAGACGTCATCGACCTCACCGGACCCGGCGGCGCCGCGATCCTGCTCCCGGAGCTCCCCGTCATCGAAGTGCTCGAAGTCGTCGAACATCGACTCGACGCGTCCGGTGTCGACACTCCGACGACACTCGTCGCCGGCGTCGACTACCGCGCCGAGCTCGGATGGGATGGGCGACTCGGCATCCTTCGCCGTTCCCCCGCGCCGATCGGCCGATGGACGCGCGGCTACCCGGTCGAAGTGACCTACTCGCACGGCTACCGGACGATCACGACGGAACTCGACCCGTACGCTGACGGGCCCGCACCGCACCCGCTCCCCGGCGTCATCGAAACCGTGGTCACCAGAGTCGCCGCGCGCGGGTACACGAACCCCGACTACACGGTGTCGGAGAAAATCGGGAACTACGAAGTCGTGCGCGCGCTCCGATCCGCGGCGGGCACACCACCCGTGTCGCTCTACCTGTCCGCCGGCGATATGGCCGACCTCGCCCCGTACTATCCGGGCTCGAACTCCGGAGCTCGCACGTGAGCTATGCCGGGATGCTCACCGACACCGTCGTCCCCCGCCGGCTCACCGCCGGCACCCCCGACAAGTACGGCAATAGTGAACCCGTCTACGTCGAGCTCCCACCGCTCCCCGCGCGGATCGAACACACCGTGTCGACGGAGAACATCGACAACCGCGCCGCACAATTCGACACGTTCCGCGTGTTCCTCCCCGCTGGCGTCGACCTCACCGGAAACGACGAACTCGAATGGGTCGAAGGTGGGCTCGTGCTCCGCATTCAAGGCGACCCGCTCCCGATGCAAGGCGCGCGCGCGATCCATCACGTCGAGCTCACCGCGTACCGGGTGACCGGCTAGTGGTGTCGCGGTTCGAGCCGAATCCGGCGTTCCCCGCCGAATCTGTCCGCACCGAAGAACTCGGTGTGTCGATCGGTGAGCTCGTCGGTGTCATGGCCGAAGGCGCCCAGCAGGACGCGCCCTACCGGACCGGCGCCCTCGAAGCATCCATCGAAGGTGGAGTCGCACTCATCGACGGGCATTGGGTCGGCCGCGTGTGGGCGTCGGACTTCAAGGCCCGATGGCACGAATTCGGAACCCGGTACATGGACGCGCACCCGTTCCTCCGACCCCAACTCGAACGCGCGTTGCCCGGGGCACCGATCGTCGGCGGCGGGGAAACCGGCGAATGAGCGACGTCGTGCTCGTCGACATCGAAGCGATTCTCGTCGGCTACCTCCACTCGGACGAACTCCCCGTGTCGACGGAGCTCCCCGCCAATCTTCCGCTCCCACGCGTGCAACTCTGGCGGCTCGGTGGAACGCACGTCACCCCCGAAACCCAATGGATCGAACGGGCCCGCGCCCAATTCGCCGCGTGGGGGAACACGAAGACGGAGGCGTTCGACGCCGCCGCGAAGGTGTGCGCGCTGCTCGCCGAGCTCCCCACCGCCGAGCTCGACGCGGTGTTCTCCGACGTCACGATCGAACAGACCCCGTTCTGGTCCCGTGACCCGGAGTCGAACGACGCCCGCTACCTGTTCACCGTGGCGTTCACCGTCCACCCGTAGATTCCGGTCGGGAGCTACGCTCCCGGCGAGTACCCAACCCGCCGAAGGGGAAACGCCATGAAAGACACGTCGGAAATCGTCATCGGTGCGAACGGCACGATCCGCGTCGCGCCGGTAGGCACCGTGGAACCGGCCGACATCTCGGCAGCGTTCGCCCCCGCGTGGGTCGACCTAGGGTTCACGTCCGAAGACGGCGTGACGATCGAAGACACGAAGACACTCGACAAGGTCGCCGTGTGGCAAATGCTCTACCCGGCGCGGCGCATCATCACCGACCGCGACTTCACCGTGGCGTTCGCGATGCGCCAATTCGCGGCGAAGCAGATCGAATTCGCGTTCGGTGGTGGGACGATCACCGGCTCCGGTGGGAAATACAAGTACGTTCCGCCGGACCCCGAAGACATCGACGAACGCAAGCTCGCCGTTGAGTGGCAGGACGGCGACAACACGTGGCGGCTCATCGTCCCGCTCGGCATCGTGTCCGACAAGATCACGACGAAGATCGAACGGAAGAACCCGGCCGACCTTCCGATCACGTTTTCGATCATGGGGCAGGACGGCGTCGAGCCGTGGTACTTCCTCACCGACGACCCGACGTGGGCCGAAGGAACGTGACCGACCTCGACCTCAACGCCGCGCGTGCTGCACGAGCGGAAGCGCGCGGCGAATCGTCGAACGTGCTCGTCGTCGGTGACGACCGTTACGCCCTCCCCGCCGAAATGCCGGCCGCGGTGCTCGACGGGTTCATGCGCGCGAACGCCGGCGACTTCTCCGGGGTGATCGACGCGCTCCGACTCGTCTTCGGCACGAGAACAGAGCTCGTCGATTCCGTCGTCGAAGGGGAACCCCCGATTCCGGTCGTCACCGCGATCTACGACGAGCTCGTCGTGACTCACCACCTCACGATGGACGACCTCGTGTGGGTACTCGAACACGTGATGAGCTCCTACGGGGTCACGTTGGGGGAATCGTCGGGCTCGCCGACATCCTCGACCGGCGGTGGGACGCCGTCGAGTCCGACTTCCGCCGCTACTACCTAGCCGACCTTCGCGCCGCCGTCTTCGGCGCCGGCGACCCGGTCGCCACCGGGGTCCGTCGAATCCGCGCCATGATCGTCGCACTCCCCGCCGACGCCGCGGTCCGCGTCGAAGAACGCGCCGACGACCCGGTCGCTCAATGGACTATTGAACGTGAGCTCGCCGCGTCGACGTTCGACGCGATCGGTTTGCTGACGTGGGTTTTTACGATGGCGAACTCGAAGGAAGGCGCCGACATCGGCGACCCGTTTCGGTACCCGCGCCCGTGGGACGACGACGCTCGCGCGCTGGCGCCGGCGCGTCGGATGTCGACACCATCGGAGATAGCCGCGTTCGGTCGCGGGGCGGGCGGTAGTGTCCGCTACGCCCCCGGGAACTCGAAGGGATGACCGATGGCGCTATCGGCCGGTAAGGCGTTCATCGAAGTCACCCCCGTCCCCGCCGGCGACTTCGCGGGGAAACTGTCGTCGATCGGGTCGTCGCTCACGACGAAACTCACGCTCCCGCTCGTCGCCGCCGGCGTCGTCGCGTTCCAGTGGGCCGGCCAAGTCGAGTCGGCGACGAACTCGGCGAACACCGCATTCGGGGACAACGCCCGACAGGTGATCCAGTGGTCGGACACGTCCGCCGACCGATTCGGGATGGCGCAAGGCGACGCGCTGAAATACGCCGACCAATTGGGGCTCGTGTTCGAGTCGATGGGGTTCGGCAAGGCACAAGCCGCGGGGCTCGCCGAAGGACTGTTCCCCGTCGCCGCGAACCTCGCCGCGTTCAAGGATGTTCCGACCGCGCAAGTGCTCGACGCGATCACGAAAGCCATGCTCGGCCAGACCCGCGGACTGAAAACGTACGGGCTCGCGATTTCCGCCGCCGACGTGAAGGCGAAAGAGCAAGCGATGGGGCTCGACAAGATTCCCGGACTGTCCGCGAACGCGCAACGTGCCATCGCGACACAAGCCCTCATCGAAGAACAGGCGGCGGTTACGAAGGGGCAGTTTGCGGCGAAGACGAAGGAAGCCGGCGAGTCGGAACGCATCTTCATGGCGCACGTGAAGGACTTGGTAGCGACCATCGGAAAGGATTTGCTCCCGATCGGGAAGGAAGTGATCGGGTGGCTCACCGGACTGTTCAAGGGGTTCCAAGGGTTGTCGCCCGAAGTGCGGAAGATCGTCGAAATCTTCATCCTCGTCGCCGCCGCCGCCGGTCCGGTGCTTATGATTCTCGGAGCTCTCGCGTCCCCGGTGACGCTCGTCGTCGCCGCGATCGCGTTGCTCGTCCTCGCCGGTATCTACGTCTACCAAAACTGGTCGACGATCTGGCCCGCGATCCAGAAAATCGCGCAAAAGGTGTGGGACTGGATCAATGAGCACGCGTCGTTCGTCGTCGACGCGATCAAAGGCATCATCGCCGGCGTCAAGTACGTCGCCGACCATTGGGGCGAAATTTGGGCCGGCATCCAACGCACCGTCGCGAAGGTGTGGGACTGGATCGACGCGAACGTGATGCCGGTACTTTCCCGACTGTGGAAAGCGTTCCAAGTCGCGATGGACCGCGTCGACGACATCGTGCGCGGCGCCGTCGCGGTGCTCGTCTGGATATGGGACAACTTCGGTTCGGAGATTGTGCGCTACGTGAAAATCGCGTGGGACTTCATCACGGGCATCATCTCCGCGGCCCTCTCCGTCATCAAAGGCATCATTGACCTGTTCATCGCAATTTTCACGGGCGATTGGGGTGGCGCGTGGGACGCCATCAAGGAAATCCTTGGCGGCGTGTGGGACGCGATGACACAAATCGTGTCGACCGCGATCGCGGCCGTGAAGCTGGCGATCGACGTCGTCCTCACCGCGCTCGGCATCGCGTGGGGAGTCGCATGGGACGCGATCAAGCTGGTCCTGTCGACCGTGTGGGACGCGATCAAAGCCCTTGTCGCCGCCGCGATCCAGGCGGTGTCGGATTCGATCCACGCCGTTCTCGACCCCCTCGTCGCGATTCTCCAAATCGTGTGGGACGCGGTCAAGGCCGCATGGTCCGCGGCGTGGGACGCGTTGAAAGGGTTCGTGTCGGGCGCCGTCGACGGCATCTCGGACGCGGTTCACTCGACGTTGCAAGCCGTCGCCGACGTCGCCGGGTCAATATGGGACGCCGCGAAGTCCGCGTGGGATACCGTGTGGGGGCTGATGTCGGGAATCGTGACCGGAGCGATCGACACCGTAAAAGCCGCGTGGAACGGGTTCGTCGGATTCTGGAACGGGATCAAAATTCACGTCCCCGGCATCGACATTCCGCTCGTCGGCGAAGTCGGAAATTTCGACGTGACGCTCCCCCATCTCCCGAAGGCACACGCGGGCGCGTACGTCATGGGGACACCCGGCGCCGAAGTGCTCGCGCTGCTCACCGCCGGCGAACGCGTCTTCACCGGAGCGCAAACAAACGCGATGGCGCGCGCGCTCGCCGGTGCGGGCACAAGCTCGCCGAGCTCGGCCGGTGACGCGTACACGTTCACGGGCGACCTCACGTTCCCCAACGTGCGGAACGGTGACGACGCCGCCGCGTTCCTCCGCAACTTGCAACGGCTCACGAAAAGGCCGAGCGGAGTGAAGACGTGACCGCGCTGACCCCGCCGACCATGAGCGCGCCGTCGGGACTCATCGCGACGCGTCGCCCCACCATCTCGTGGAACCCCGGTGTGGGGGCCGTGACCGTGTTCGCGGAAATCTTCATCTTGAACGCGGCGCCGTCGATCCCGTCCGGGTCGCGCGCCGCGGTCCCCGCCGTGTTCGGTGGACTCCCCCCGTGGTACCCGAACTATCAGAACCTCGTCTACGACTCCGCGCAACAACAAACGTTCTTCATCGGGAACAGTTACACCCCGACCGTCGATCTTCCCGCCGGGAACCTATGGGCGATGGTCATGGTCGCGAACCCCGCCGGCGCCGGCGGCTACACCGGCGTCGCGTGGAACACGATCGGGCCGTTCTCCCTCACCGATACGCCACCCGTCCCGACCGCGATCACACCGGGCGACACGGCGACCGTCCAAACGAACGTGCCACAACTCGCCGCGCTGCTCGGCGCGTGCTCGCACGGGTCACGCGTTCGAGCTCACTGGCAACTCGCGACGTCGGGCGGGTTCGTCACGAACCTCCGCGACGTCTACTCCGACGACCTCGTCATCTCCGGACCCGTCACGAAGCAAGTCCCCGAAGCGGTCGCGCTCCACCAAACGACGTGGTATATGCGATGCCGGGAAGAAAACGAAGGCGGCGAAACGTCCGCATGGTCGGCGACGACGTCGTTCACCGTCGCGCACGCCCCCTCCGCGGGTGGGCTCGTCCCGACCGGCGCCGGGTTCGTCCTCGCCGCGGGTGGAGCGATGACGTTGGCGTGGCAATTCGCGGACCCGTCACCCGACGACGTCCAAACGTCTTACCAGGCGATCATCGAAAAGAACTCCGACGGGTCGTCGGTGCTGAACACCGGCCAAGTCGTGAGCGGTGCGGCGTTCGCCGCGGTGAACATCGGGACCGGACTGTTCGAGCAAGTCCTACGTTGGCGGGTCCGACTGTGGGATGGTGACGGTGTCGCCGGCGCCTACTCGGCGAATCAGTTGTTCGTGCCGGCGGCGGCGGGTCCGACGGTCACGATCGTCGACCCGACCCCGGCGGAAGTCGAAGCGACCGCGCTCCCGTCGTTCACCGCGACCGCGACGTATGGCGGGGGCCGCGACTTCGACTCGGCTCGTGTTGTCGTCACGAACACCGGCACCGGAAAACAGGTGTGGGATTCCGGGTGGCAACGCTTCCTCACCCTGACGCCGGCGACCGCGATCCTGGTGAACTCGTCGAACTACTCGGCGACGTTCTCCGTCCGCGACACCGCGGGGCTCGTGGGGAGCTCGACCGTCGCGTTTTCGAGCTCGTGGGCTGGTGTGTCGGCGGTCGCGTTCACCGTCGACGACACGTACTTCCGGACGCTCGGTTTCGTGACCGTCCGGTGGGACAACTCGACCGAAGACGTCGACCGGATCGCGTGGCGGGTCTACCGGCGCGCCGTCGGTGCGAGCTCGTGGGAGCTCGTCGTCGAAGACGGCCGGCATGGGCTCTACTTCGCGGTCGCGGACTTCGGGGCACCGGCGAACGTCGCGTCGGAATACGCCGTCGTGCAAGTCGCTCAACGGTTCGAGTCGGTCGTCGAATCTGCTTACGTGCCCTCGTCGATCACCCCGGCCGACCGTCTGTCGTTCTGGCTCATCGGTGACGCCCCCGTAGTGCTCGTCGACACGACACCCCCGGTCGTCGCCGGCGTCGTCCCCGTGGCGTCGTTCCGGCTCTACGCCGTGCAAGGCGACACGTGGTCGACCGAAGTCGAACAGGCGGAAATTCCGCTCGCGGGTCGGGGCCGGGTCGTCGAGTACGGGACCGTGCTCGGCAAGAAAGGAACCGTCGACGCGACGGTGTACGACGACGACCTCGTCGGCGGACAACTCGCCGAGCTCGAAGCGTTGCACACCGCCCGGACGTCGGTGCTGCTCCGCAACCCGCACGGCTACGTGTGGAAAGTCGCGACGGGCGACATGACGATCACCCCGGTCGGCGGGCAGGGTTCCCGGCTCGCGACGGTGTCGATTCCGTACTCCGAAACGGTCTAACCCGTGACGACGGGATTTGATACCTACGACCGCGTCGATAGCAACACCAGCGCGAACCCGCCGACGTCGGGCGCGAACTACGGGACGATCGTCGGGACGTGGGGTATCGCGTCGAACGAATTGAAGCGCGTCACGTCCGGCGCCGCGATCGACGTGCTGCTCGAAACCGTCGGCGCCGACGGGTACATCGAAGGCATCGTCGGGTCTAACCCGGAAGACGGGATGGGGTGGGCATTCCGGTACGTCGACGCGTCGAACAATTTTGTTCTCCAACGGAATTCGTCGTTCGGCACGTGGAACATCTACCGGAACGTCGCCGGCGGCGGCTACACGTTCGTCGACAATCTCGGCACGGTGAACACGTCGACGGGCGCGGTCATCCGGATCGCGTTCTTCGGGTCACGGCTCCGTTTCTACGTCGACGGCGCGCTCGTGAAGACGGTCACCGACACGAACTTCCAGACGACCGGCACGAAAGCCGGCCCGATGTGTACGTCGACGGTCACGGCCGGCGCCCGGTGGAACGGGTTGACGTGGGCGAACGCGAACCCGGTCCCGTTCGCGGGGAAGGCACCGGAGTCCGACTCGGCGAAGGCGACGATGGTCGCACGACGGCGCCCCGTCGCGGGGAAGTCCCCGTCGAGCTCGTCGAGCAAGGCGACTCGGATCGTGCGCGCCGTGCGCGTTGGCGGGAAGGCGCCGTCGAGCTCGTCCGCGAAAGCGACTCAACTCAAAATTCCGCACGTCCATCTCGCCGGGAAGGCGGCGACGGCCGACAAGGCGAAAGCGCTCCGGATCGTCGAACGGAAGTCGTTCCGGGCGAAGGTGTCGTCGAGCTCGTCCGCGAAAGCGACCCCGACGATCGTTTCGCCGCCGTACCGGAACCCCGTCGACCGTGCCCTCGACCAAATCCTCGCCGGCGCCCGCCTATTGCGCCGCGTCGACATCTACAACCCCGACGGCACCCTCTACGCGTACGACGTCCCGTTCACCAGCTACGACGTCACCGTCGACGCCGGCCGTGCCGAACGGCGTTCCCTCGACTGTCTGCTCGACAACTCGACCGGCGTCCTCGACTTCCGCCCGGGCGCGTTCTGGTTCGACAAGGTGGTCCGCGTGTTCCGCGGTGTCGAGCTCGACCGTGACGACACGTACGTTCCGCAAGTCGGCGAATTCTTCATCGACATCATCGAACGGTCGAACTTCCCGCGGACGACGTTGCACGTCACCGGCCGCGACGCGGCGAAGGTACTCGCCGAAGACTGTTTCGGGCTCCCCCAACTGTTCACGACGGGCATGGCACCCGAAGACGTCATCCGCCAAATCGCGACCGGCGGTGGGCTCACAAAATTCTCACTCGCCGCGACCGGACAAACCCTCGGCGCCGACGTGACGTTCGATTCGGGCACGTCACGGTGGGACGCGTGCCAGAAAACCGCGGACGCGTTCGCATTGGAGCTCTACGTCGACCCGGGCGGATACCTCGTCGAACGGCCGTTTCTCGACCCGGCCGTCGCACCGTTGGCGTTCACGTTCAAGACGGGCGCCCCCGACGGGAACCTCGCCGACTTCACCCCCTCCGCGTCGGGCGCGTCGCTCTACAATCACGTCCTCGTCACCGGGAAAGACTCGGCCGGGAACGCGATCATCGGCGAAGCCGAGAATCACGACCCGACGTCACCGACGTCGATCGAAAATCTCGGACGGCGTTCGACGTGGAAACCGGAGGCCGATCCGCTGCTCACCACCGTCGATCAATGCAACGCCCGCGCCGCGCAACTCCTCGCGCACGCCGCGCTCGTCGACTACACCGTCAACGCCGACGCGCTCGTGATCCCGTGGCTCGACGCCGGCGAGATTGTCGGGTTCCTCGACCCTGACGCCGACGAAGGCGAACCGACCCGGTACCGGCTCGCATCGTTCCCCATCTCGTCGAACCCCGGGACGTCCGCGATCGTGCTCCAACGTGTGACCATGCTCGGAGGCGCATCGTGACCGACCCGACGTTCGGTGACCCGGCAACCGCGCTTGCCATGCGCGACATCGTCGCCGCGATCGTGAAGGATCAACTCACGTCGCTCCGACCACTCCCCGAAGCGATGACCGTCACCGCGCTCGACTCGGCGAATTTTGTCGCGACCGTCGTGAAAGCCGAAGGCGGCGACCCGATCACTGTCCGACTCGGCGTCATCCAACCGACCCACGTCGGGCAAACCGTGCTCGTCGACGGGCCCGAAGGCGGGAAATACGTCGTCGACGTCATCGGTGGTGGGACCGTCGTCGGTGCCAACAATCCGGGCGACGTCGCCCCCACCCTGTGCGACGCGATCGGCGCGCCGTGGGCGCTCGCCGCCGGCCAGACACTTTCGGGCGCGCAAACCCACTACCCGGACTTGTGGGCATTCACGGCGTCGGCGTTCAAGTCGGGTTCGAGCATCATCCTCCCCGACCTCCGCGGGTGTGTCGTCGCCGCCGCCGACGGTGGCGTCGGGCGCTTGTCGGGCGGGTCACTGAACGCGCTACTCGGTTCGCAAACCGTCGTGCTCGGACTCCAACAAATCCCGTTTCACACCCACACCCAAGCGGCGCACCAACACGGCGCGCAAATCGGCGCGGCACACCCGAACTTCCTCGTCGACGGCAACGGACCCGGCGCCGGACTCGACGCCGCCGGCACCGCGAACGGTCAGATCATGAATAAAACCGATCTACAAACCCCGGTCATCGCGGGCGCCGGCGGGAACCCCGGGAACTCGAACGCGACCGACGCGCACACGAACATTCAACCGACCCGCGTCCTCAATTACAAAGTGTTCCTCGGGGTATACGTGCCCTAGAAGTCCCGACGCGCTACCGTCCCCG